AGGGTACTAACCTCTACTATACAAATGCTCGTGCTGATGCTCGTGCCTCAGCAGCCATCACCGCTTTGGGTCTTGGTACTGCTGCTACAACAGCATCTACTGATTATGCAACTGCTGCACAAGGCGCACTCGCTGCTTCTGCTACTCAACCAGGAGATCTGGGCACTGCTGCTACTACTGCTGCAACTGATTATGCCACTGCCGCCCAAGGCACACTTGCTGCTTCTGCTACACAACCAGGAGATCTGGCAACCGTAGCAACCAGTGGTTCTTACAATGATCTTACTAACCTGCCTACGCTCTTCTCTGGTGCATATGCAGATCTGACTGGCAAACCAACCCTTGGCACTGCCGCTGCAACAGCATCGACTGATTATGCAACTGCTGCACAAGGTGCAACTGCTGACTCTGCACTTCAAGCAGAGACGATTGATCTTACTACCCTGAAAGCAGAAGTTGCTGCTGCAACTGACTTTGCTGACTTCCAGACCCGTATCGCCGCTCTCTGATAACCAATGGCCATTCCAACTTCTAAGGCAGAATTAAAAGAATACTGCCTCCGTAGACTGGGTAAACCAGTCTTGGAGGTGAATGTATCTGATGATCAGATTGATGATGCCATCGATTATGCTATTCAAAAGTTTCAAACATATCACTATGAAGGTGCTGAGAGAGTTTATCTAAAACATCTCTTTACTTCTGCTGAAATTGCTGCTGGTCGTACTAATACAGATACTACTGGTGCTGATGGTACTACTACTTGGTCTGAGCAAAATACATATCTAACAGTCCCAGATCATATTCTGGCAATTGAAGGTATGTTTGCTTTTACTGATAAAGGCACTCGTAGTATGTTTGATATTCGTTATCAGATGAGACTGAATGATCTGTATGACTTTACGTCTACACAGTTCTATCACTACTACATGATTCAGCAACACCTGTCTAGTATTGACTTCATGTTGGAAGGTCTGAAACCTATCAGATATAATAATGTTCAAGACAGAGTATACATTGATTTTGACTGGACTGAGGATGCACTCTCAGATCAGTATGTGATCCTTAAATGTTGGCGTGCTTTGGATCCAAACACTTGGACAGAAATCTACAACCAAATGTGGATGAAAGATTATGTTACTGCTAAAATTAAAAAGCAGTGGGGTCAGAATCTTACTAAGTTCACGAATGTCCAAATGCCAGGTGGTGTCACTCTGAACGGTGAGATGATTTATAACGATGCTGTTGAGGAATTAAAGATCCTTGACGAACAACTTCGTACTACCTGGGAAACACCTCCCCTAGACATGATAGGATGATATGGCACTTAACAGTTTCTTCACCCAAGGTACAACAGGAGAGCAGGGTCTCGTACAAGATCTCGTCGATGAGCAGATTAAAATGTTCGGCAAGAACGTGTACTATATCCCAAGAACGCTCGTCAAAGAAGATAGTGTCTTCGGAGAAGATACACTATCCAAGTATACAGGAGCATTTGAAGTCGAAGTATATTTGGAAGATGCTGGTGGTTTTCGTGGTGATGGCGATATCTTCGCTAAGTTTGGTGTCAGAATTCAAGACCAAGTTACCTTCATCTTATCTAAGCGACGGTTTACAGCAGCAGTAGATAATAACGCTACTCTGATTGTAGAGGGTCGTCCTAATGAAGGAGATCTGATTCACTTCCCTATGGTGGGTAAGACATTCCAGATCCAGTATGTAGAGCATGAACAACCTTTCTTCCAGTTAGGTAAGGTATACACATGGGGTTTACGTTGTGAACTCTTTGAATACAGTGATGAGGATATTGATACTGGTGTTGCAGAGATTGATGCTATTGAAGTCAATCATGCTAATGCTGTTGGTATGGTAATGGCCGAAGGCGGCACAGGTGATTATGCAGTTGGTGAGACTGTGACTGGTGCTGTTACTAATACAACCGCCGAAGTGAAGTCTTGGGATAATGCTACTAGAACTCTTATTGTTATCAATAGGAGTGGTAGATTCTCATCTGGTGAAACTATGACAGGAGACACGAGTTCTGCTGTCTGGTCTACATATACCTATAACACTATAAATAATGTGAACTCTGAATATGACCAAAACGTCGCCATCGAAACCGATGCTGATGCCATTATAGATTTCACACAAACCAATCCATTCGGTGAGTTTGGTAATAAAGGAGGCACAATCTAATGCTAGGAACTTATTCATATCACGGTATAATTAAAAAAACCGTGGTTGCCTTTGGCACGCTATTTAATAACATTGAGATCAGAAGATCCCAAGGATCCAAAACTGAGGTCATGAAAGTGCCTTTGGCATATGGACCCAAGGATAAGTTCTTAGCGCGTCTGCGTCAACTTGGTGATCTTACTACCAAGGATCAGGTACAGATTACTCTGCCTAGGATTGCATTTGAGATTCAAGCAATCACATACGATCCAACAAGAAAGTTATCACCCACACAGTACATCAGAAATACTACTGCCGCTGGTGCTAACAACAAGGGGTTCATGCCAATCCCATATAATATTAATTTTGAATTAGCAATCCTTAGTAAGAATCAGGATGATGCTCTTCAAATCATTGAGCAAATTCTACCATTCTTTCAACCAAGTTTCAACATCACAATGAACTTGGTACCAGAACTTGGTGAGAAGAGAGACTACCCAATTACACTGACAAGTATTGATTATGATGATCAGTATGAAGGAGACTATGATACTCGCAGAACTCTAATTTATACCTTACAGTTTGTTGCTAAGACATTCTTGTATGGTCCTGTACAGGATAACAGTGGTGAGATTATCACAAAGGCAATTGTGGATTACGCTACCGATTCTGTCAGAACAGCACCCAGAGAGGTGCGTTACACTGCTACTCCTGCATCCACAGTTGATAGAAACTCGGACGCAACAACTACGTTGTCGTTCGCGTGTGACGATAATGATGGAATCATCAAAGTAACGGATTCATCTGGTCTTGCTATTCATACGAATATTCAGATCGATGATGAAGTTATGCGTATCGCTAAGATCGATGGAGAACAGGTATTCGTTACTCGTGCTTGGTTGAACTCAACGAATGCAGCACACACTAACGGATCAGCGATTCATAGGATCACTGAGGCAGATCATGCCTTAGTTGATTCTGATGACAACTTCGGATTTAATGAACTATTCAGTGAATTTACAGATGGACTCTCACGAAACCCAACCACAGGCGCAGACGAGTAAGTATGATGGCATTGAGGATGCTCTCGATGTCAAAACTGAAATCGTCAAAGATGCAACACCAACACCTGTTGCTGAGGTAGAAGTAACTACTTCCACCAAAGAACAATTAAAGAAAGACTATGAGTATACTCGTGGGAATCTTTACTCTCTGATCGAGAAAGGTCAAGAGGCAGTTGATGGCATCCTTGAACTAGCACAAGAGTCAGATCAACCAAGAGCATTTGAAGTTGCTGGACAGTTGATCAAACATGTGGGTGATGTTGCTGACAAACTAATTGATCTACAAAAGAAGGTCAATGATATTGAAGCACCAACTAAAACCAAAGAGGTTACTACAACAAACAATACTATGTTTGTAGGTAGTACGGCAGATCTTGCTAAGTTTCTAAAAGCGCAGCAAGATAAATAATAAAAACAACCAAGTAGTATAACCATGGATAGAGTTCGTGTACTGGCTACTGAGGTAACCCTCAGTGCAGCAACCAATCTAGGTAAGGCGACCGCTGTTCGTGTTGTCAATGACACCGCCGCCACCATCGTCTTAGTTATTGATGATGGTCCTGTTGTAACTGAGCGTGGAGATGGCACTAAGTATGTCGCTCTCGGATCTCGCAATGCCAGTATCGAGGCGGGTGGTGTTGTCTACTTGGAAAAAGATCCACTCGAAACCATCGATGGCGCTGGTCTGAAATGTACAAAAGTAGCACGTCAGTAACATGAATTTTTTCAAAGAAGAAGAATCAGATCGTCTCAAAGACAGACGCATGGAGCGCGGTGGTGTTGGTGGCAACCAACGTTACAACAAACCAATTAGTAACACACCAAATACCTTTGGTAAGAAAAAACCAAAGTATGATGGTATGTCTGCACTTGAAAAAGTGAAAGCAGATATCCGTGCTAAGCATGGTAAAGGTGCTATCAAAGAAGACGCCAAGATGGGTAAGCAGTCAGATGAGAAACTGGCAGCGTTGCACAAGCAAGTTAGTAGTGCAGATCAGAGTCTCCCCTCTAATCAGTTCATGTTGAAGAGAGTCACTAAGGAAATGAATCGTAGAAAGAAAGCAACTAAGACTGAGGGTTATGCCCCTGGTGATGTTGATCAGAAAGTCGGTGCTGTAACTCCTATCCCCAAGAAGGATCAGGATGATGCTCGTGCAAGAATCCTTGCTAAGGCAAAGGCTAAGCGTGCTGCACGCTTGAAGAGTGAAGGAGTGATCGTTGAAGGTAAGAAGAAGTGCGGTTCATGTAAGGGTAAAGGATGTTCTAAGTGTAAGGACAAAGGTTACCTGGTAACCCATGATTGTTCACAAAAGATCGAACATGCTGAGTGGGGTATTGGTGAGTGTATCTCTGAGATGCATACACTAGATGAGCAGGGTAACATTACTCACTATGATATTCTCTTTGAGCATGGTGTAGAACAGAACGTTCCTGTTGAGTTTCTAGTCACACTAGAATCTGCAATGCACGAACATGCTATCAACGATGAGAAGAATGAGATTGTAGAGAAGAAAGGTCTGTGGGCAAACATCCACGCCAAGCGTAAGCGTGGTGAGAAACCTGCTAAGAAGGGTGATAAGGATTATCCTGAAACTCTGAAAGTAGAAAGTGCTCTGGATGAGCGTGCTGACATGTGGCATCCAGATCCTGAGAAGGATAAGAAACTGGGTGGACCTGGTGCTAATGCTCGTGCCCGTGAAGATAGTGCTGCTAAATCTAAACCTAAGGCAGATCCTAAGAAACTGAAAGATGGTGAGTCCTACATGGACTACTCCAAGCGTCAGAAGGCAAGCAACGGTGGCAAAACTGTCAGCACTAGACACAACACCGCTGTTGGTAGATTAGCAGCGAAAGGTGCTAAGACTGGATCTGGTGCAAAACCAAAAGAGCGTAAGCGCGACAAGATTGGTAGAGCACTCGGCAATGCACTAGATCGTGTTGCTGGTATCAAGAAAGAGGGTAAGACCTACAAACAGTTCTGTATTGAGGCTAGTGATCATGGCTGAAAAATTAGATAATGGCACATACAAGTGCCCTTATTGTGGATTGACATCCCCAAGAAACCATCAACGTCCTAAGACTTGGATGGAAAAGCATGAAGCAAACTGCCCTAAAAGACCATGATCAGTTTTAAACAATACATTTTTGAGGCAAAGAATTGCCCCGAAGGAACTAGTTACTGTAACAAGTGTGGGTCTTGTGTTCAGAAGACCTGCGATCAAAAGAAAGCCGAGAAGGTGGTGAAAGAAGATGCTGTTGCTAATAAGAAGCAGCAACTTCAAAAGAAGCAACTGATGATTAATCGTCAGAAACTGCAACTTCAAATGAAGGCTATCACTAAGAAGGATGCTTCTCAGGACATGAGCATGAAAGAGAGTAAAGAGAAGAAGGAGAAGAAGATCCCAAAGGGATACCATCGTATGCCTGATGGATCCCTAATGAAAAACTCTGACATGAAAGAAAGTGCATGGCAGCGTAAGGAAGGTAAGAACAAAGAAGGTGGTTTGAACGAGAAAGGACGTAAGTCTTATGAACGTGAGAATCCTGGTTCTGATCTGAAAGCACCTCAACCTGGTGGTGGTCCACGCAAGAGATCATTCTGCGCTAGGATGGGTGGGAACAAAGGTCCTATGAAAGATGAAAAAGGTCGTCCAACTCGCAAAGCATTGGCGCTAAGAAAGTGGAAATGTTAGGATTCTATATTATATTCGGTGTCATACTTTGTCTCATATGTTATGCTGGCACCGAAGAAACCATGCGTCTCTTTGCTTTTATTGATATTCATATTAGATACAGTTTTGTTAAATTAAAATTATATTTCTTAAAGCAAAAGATAAAGCGTCAGTTAAGTAAAGATCTTGGGGACTACTCAAAACTAATTAAGGAAATTAAAGATGACCAACGATAAGGAACTGTCGGATCTCAAAATTGAGAGAAAAGAATGTCCTAAATGTGGTGCTACATGGATCAACGGTCAACACCGTTGGTCAACAGGTGCTATGGGTAGCGAACTAGACCTGGCAGGTTTGGTATGCAATAACCTAGGGGATCAAACTTGCATCAATCCCATACAAGGTATAGAGGGTGGTGATACGTGGGAAGATAGATTTGCGACTATACATAAGTTAGATAGAGAGAAGCGTGATGAATTCGAGGCTGAATAAACGTGTTGGTCCTCTGACACAGAAGGAGCGCGAAGAACATCAGATGCTTATGTTATCTCTTCGTGCTAGAATTCAAGAACTTCGCGAGCAAGATCAATGATGTTGCAGTTTGCTAGGTTCTGTGGAACAGTATTAAATAACCCATGGGGATGTGGACTATTGGCATGGTGCCTGGTCTTCGTTCCCATTATTGGTATGTGGGCAGTACATACTTATGGGTGGCAACATTGGGAACCATTTCATAGGAGTCACAAGTGAGAGTTGGATTAGTAGGTTTGGGTAAGTTGGGTCAGAATATATGTAAGCAACTAATTGATAATGATGTTGAAGTTTATAGTTATCACACAGACCGTCCTACACAAGATGAAGTGTATGAACAAGGCAATCTAACTGGTTACGTTACGTCATTAAAACTACTAAGAAATAAAATCAAATTTGACACAAATATACATATTAGTGTAGGTGAAAAACCAGGTCTTTATATATTAACAGATAACTCATTCGATGAGTTAGTATTACATTGCGATCCCAGTGATGTAATTATTGATTACACAGACCATAATGATGGTGTAGATAGAAAAACATACGCTGAAAAACTAGGAGTAAGTTATATCCATGGTGGTCTTTACGGTCACAAATATGCAATCCTTTCTTGTCAAAATGTCCTTAGCATTCTCTCATTAAATGGATCACGAAGAGGAACACGATTATGACTATCAAGTATCACTCAGAATAGCAGATGTATATGCCCTGCATGACTGTGTTTGCGAACGTCTTAGGATGTGGGCAGGCGGTGAAGCAATGCAGCAAGAACACTTATATTATTTGAGAGATTCTCTCTATCGTATTATTCTAGAAGACAGGTTTGAAAATTTATGAAATTTGAATTAGATATGGATGACTACTCTATCATCCTCAATGCGCTACACTATTATAAGAAAGTAGAGAAGCGTGGCAACTTCAAACAATACAATGAAGATCGTGTCAATAAGTTGAGAGACAAGATGGCATATCAATTAATACCCAGTGAATATTGCGAACCTGAATAATGAATTTATTACTACGTCCTCTTGATAATGCTAACGACCCTGTGTGGTCTGTAATCATATGTGTAATGCTTGCTGTTGCAGGTGCGTTGTTCGTAGTCATATACATACTAAGAGAAGCATTTGCGGAGTTAGAAGATGGCAGCAATGGTGCCCCCAAGCAGGAAGAGTTGTTACAACTTCCGAGTGACGGAGATCAATCGTGTTCTTGATGGCGATACTATCGATGTCACTATTGACCTCGGGTTTGATTTATACAAGAAAGAAAGAGTTAGAGTTGCAGGCGTTGATACACCAGAGAAAAGAACGAGAAACTTAGAGGAGAAGGCTCTTGGGATCGACGCAACCAACTGGCTCAAAGCGAAACTCGAAAGCACTTTGGCTGGTGACGATGAGTTGTCTGTTAGGACTGAACTTGTTGGTGGGACTGGGAAATATGGCCGTCTTCTGGGTTGGCTTTACATCGGGGATGCAGATGTGTCCCTCAACGAACAAATGATTGAAGAAGGATATGCTCACGCCTATGATGGTGGCACTAAGGATATGAATCTAGAAAAACTGAAAGAGATTCGTAGAGCACACGGTACGTTGGTGGAATGAAATGAGCGATCAGATCTATCTTGGCAATCCTAATCTAAAAAAAGCAAATGTCTCTCAGGCATTTACACCAGATCAGGTTGAAGAGTATGTAAAGTGTAGTAAAGATCCTGTATATTTTATCAAAGAATATATCAAGATCATCTCACTTGACAAAGGTCTGATCCCCTTTACCATGTATGACTTCCAGGAGGACATGACCAGGAAGTTCCATGCTGAACGATTTAATATTGCAAAACTACCACGGCAGTCAGGTAAGTCTACCATCGTTACCTCATACCTGCTGTGGTATGTGCTGTTTAATGATAATGTGAATGTGGCGATCCTTGCTAACAAAGCAGCGACTGCTCGTGAGATGCTACAACGATTACAACTAAGTTATGAAAACCTCCCCAAATGGATGCAGCAAGGTATCTCCCAGTGGAATAGGGGGAGTCTGGAATTGGAGAACGGATCTAAAATTATGGCTGCTTCTACTTCGGCTAGCGCCGTTAGGGGCATGTCTTTTAATGTCATTTTTCTGGACGAATTCGCGTTTATTCCGAACCACATTGCTGATCAGTTCTTTTCATCTGTCTATCCTACTATATCTTCTGGTAAAAGCACAAAGGTAATTATCATCTCTACCCCACACGGGATGAATATGTTCTACAAACTCTGGCATGATGCTGAGAGGGGTAAGAATGAATACACAACCACAGAAGTTCACTGGTCAGAAGTTCCAGGAAGAGATGATCACTGGAAAGAACAAACGATTAAGAACACATCGGAAGAACAGTTCCGAGTTGAGTTTGAATGTGAGTTCCTAGGATCTGTTGATACACTTATCTCTGCTTCTAAACTTCGTACCATGGTGTACGATGAACCTATCCAGAGAAACAAAGGTTTAGATATATTTGAAGCAGCGCAAGAAGAACATCAATATGTAATTACAGTTGACGTAGCGCGTGGAGTAAGTAAAGATTACTCAGCATTTACGATCATCGATACTACCACAATACCATATAAGATGGTAGGTAAGTATAGAAATAATACTATTAAACCTTTATTGTTCCCAAACATCATACATCAGGTTGCGACAGCATACAACCACGCCTACGTGCTCTGTGAGGTGAATGATATTGGTGGGCAGGTAGCAGACATTTTACAGTTTGATTTAGAGTATGATAACTTACTGATGTGTGCCATGAGAGGTAGAGCAGGTCAGGTAGTTGGTCAGGGATTCTCTGGGAACAAGACACAGATGGGTGTCAAGATGTCTACCACAGTTAAGAAGACAGGATGCTCTAACCTCAAAGCACTGATTGAAGATGATAAACTATTACTATCAGATTATGATGTCATTGCTGAGTTGACTACTTTCATTCAGAAAGGTCAAGCATGGGAAGCAGAAGATGGATGTAATGATGACCTCGCTATGTGCCTGGTGATGTTCTCGTGGTTAGCAACATCAGACTATTTCAGAGAGTTGCATG